GGTAAATCTAACTGCTTGAAATACCTTCACCAAGGTATGTTCCACGTTATGGGTTACACCACCAACAAAGAACAAAGATATAACATGGACAACCAAGTCCATTTCTATTCTGGTGAAAAACATTTCAACGGTTACAAAGGTCAACTTATCTTTTCGTTAGACGACGCAGGACAAAAGTTGGGAAGCAAATCCCAGCCTCTTGAACTGTTCGAGCAGTTGATTCATATGATCAATAATACACCGTATAATGTTCCTATGGCTCACTTAGACGACAAGAACCGTATGTTTACATCCGAAATCGTGACAGCTACTACCAACGTCAAGCTGCTCGGTACGCCTGAACAGGGAGGAATCAACGATCCCCTCGCTTTCCAGCGACGTATCACATTCGAATTTAAACTTGAAGCTGATCCCAGAGTTATTGTCCAACACGGATGGTGTAAGGTGTCAAAACGTTACTCATCATGTGTCGATCAAGACTTAGTGGAGAAGTTCTACGGAACAAGAATGACCCCCGACATTTGGCAATTTATCCCGCTCAACAGATCGAGCAAAGAATTCCAGCCTGAAATCACAGCTGGGGGAAATATTTTCAAATGTCCTCCTTGCGGCTACTTCAAATATGCCGACGTCATTGCTATGGTGTCGCATGAATATGCTGCTAGGAAAATGAAGTTCTTCCACGGCATCAAAGCTAGTGACGACCTGACAGACTACCTTCAAAAGATGGGAAATGTTCTAGTCGACACTTACGGAGATGGCGAAGTTGACATGTCGAAGCGCGCTGAAGCTTTCAAGCCTCAGTCCGAGATCAACAAGTCAAAGGAAGACGAAATCGAAGAAGAAGAAGACGAATTCTTCGAAGCGGAACAACATACTGGGAACCTTCCCGGCCCCGCTCAGAAGAAATGGTGTGACCAAGTTTTTGAAGACAGAATCTCAGTCTGTCCTTACGGCATGTATTGTCCTTCCAAACAGGAGGATTCTTACATGACGTGTGACAAAGTCCACTCGTCCCAAATCAACCAGCTCAAACACGTAGCTTTGGTTCAACAAGGGAAATACAACATCGACAAAGACAGAATTGTTACTTTCGATGATGCATTGATTCCGCTCGACGGACCCGAATTCCAAATCTGCGCGTCTCAAACTGTGACCTGGAACACTTACCTACAAGATATCGTGATGGGAGTCAAATCTCATTCCGGTGTTGCAATTGGAAAGATTCAGAACACTTGGGACAAGTTCTCGCG